ATAGAAGCCCCAATAGTAACAGCAGTTGCAGCTGTAGGATATAAAACAGATGTAACGCCTGTTGTATCAGTTAATGAAACGTTATCTTGATAGTTTAATAATGAATACCCAATATTATTTATGGTTGCTGTACCGCCAAAAAGCAAATATATGGTATGTGATGTAGTACCAGCTGTTTTAGCTAAAGCAAAAGATGCCTCAAACTCATATATAGTAGATGCTTGTAATGTAAATCCATTAGTTAAACCAAATAATGTTTGAGCTGTTGTAGCTTGTGTTCCTGTATAAGCAGTATTTAAAGAATAATATTGATAAGCAGGAACTACGCTTCTTGATGTACCAAATGGTGTAAAGTATTGTGAGTAACCATTGTACTCAACTGCACCAGCAGCAGCAGCACCCAAGGCTATGTTTGCATGAGTAACGTTAGCTGGGTTGACTGTTAATACAGTTGTACCGTTAGATTGGAGTGATAATACGCCACTTGTATCTGCTGTGGTGATTAGTCCATTACTTGTTGACGGGTTAAGGGTGACTGCCATATATTTCTCCTATAATATAACCCAGCGTGATCCACTTGGCACTGTGACAAACACGGTAGGTGTAACTGTATGGGTACCAGATTGAGTACCAGATGTTGTAATTGGGGATCCACCAGCTGTTAAAGCTAGTTGGAATGTAAGTCCAGATGAGTTTACTACATAGTAAGTAACACCTGCTGTTAGACCTGTAGGTAATGAACCAGTGGTAGATAATATCACAGTAGTGCCTCCAGGAAGAGCTGTTGTAGGAACAGTTACTACACCTGGGCTTGCTATAGTAATTGTGCCAGTTTGGGCTGCAATATTAGATACTAAGGTAATAGGTCCTGCACTAGATGCACTATAACCAGAAGCAATTGCTTGTGTTGTATTAATGGCTTGTTTATTTTGCCATAAACCATTTGTAGTTGTACTTGATGTTGCGCCAATTTGATTCCAACTACCGTTAGCATAACCTTCAAAATACTGATTAGTAGAGTTATATCTAATCATACCATTGACTGGTGTTCCAGGCTGTTGTGCTGTAGTTCCGCTTGGAAGTGTAAGTGCGCCTGTGCTATTTAATGTTAAATTATTTGGTATATTAAGTGTAGGTGTATTAAATGTAACATCTGATATAACTATCATTGAAATGGTACCAGTATATCCGCTAGATGTATTTACATCAGCTGAGCCATAAGATGTGGAAGATAGGTTGAATGTAGTGCTATTAATTTTGACTACATAATAAGTAACACCTGCTGTAATGCCTACTGGCAAAGTTCCTGTTGATGTAAATTGAACTCTTGCATTATTGTAAGGCGTTGAACCCACAGCCATAGTTACAAGTGCTGGAGTAGCTGTAGTAATAGTAACTGTTTGTGGTGCATTAGATACACCCACAGTAAGGTTATCAACTGCATTTAAATCATAAAATGTGCCATTAACCGCTGTAGTTGCACCAATCGTTGTATTATCAATTGTACCACCAGTGATTTGAACATTACTTGAGTTGTAATTAACTGCTGAGTAAAAGTTAGTACCATCAGTATAAACAATATATGTTTGACCATTAGGAATAGTCACTGTAGATCCAGAACCTACAGACATTAATACATTTTTACCACCAGATGTACCATTCTTAACAATGTATGTTTTTGGAACTGCTGGAGCAATAACTGTACAGTCTGCTGATATAGATCCAGAAAAAGATAATACAGCATTTCTTGATTCATCAACAATGCCGTTATAAGCTGAAAGAGTATAAGTTGTACCAGATAGAGTAATAGCACCTAAACCAGTAATAGCTTCTTCTATTAATTGGCCTAAGTTATTATTGGTGGTCGTACCCCAGACACCAGGTTGGTCGCCAGTGCCAATAAGCTGTATTCTTAAACTGTTGGAATAGGTGGATGCCATATTAAGTCCTTATTTATGTGTATATTATAGTCATTTTTTGCCTTATTGACTATCGTTAATTTTAGTCCATACGGTCAATGTATCTGGGTTTATAGCCGTAAATGTAGTGCTTTGGGAGTTATTAATTTTATCCCACATTTTTAATGCATCTGTATTATCAATAGCTACCCAAGAGGTAGTTTCTGTATTATTGATTCCATTCCAAACTTCAAGCTGACCATCATTAATTCTAAACCAACCGCCTTGTGTAAAGAAATCAAGTAGGCCAACATTTTCTAATACGCTTCCTACAAAGTTAGCCTTAATATCAATTGAATCAGCTATGTTTACATTTTCTAGTATTGAAAATAGTATTTGGTTTGAAGCAGCTGAATTATCAGCATATTGGCTATCTTCAGTAATTGTAAATAAAAATGCATTACTAATTAATACAATATCATTTATAGTTGTAGCCTCAGAAACACTTACTACAAACTGACCTATGATAGATACAATATCTGCTAAGCTTAAATTCTCAGTTACTGATTGTAAGAAATTAGATTGCTGTGTGCTTGAGTCATTTAAGTTACTATTTTCACTAGCTGACTGAATAAAGTTAGATTGTTGTGTACTACTATCAGCTAAAGTCACATTCTCTGTTCTTGATTGTGGGAAATTAGCATTAATAGATTCTATATCTGCTAAAGTCACATTATCAGTAAAACTTTGTGGGAAATTAGCTGTAACTGTATTAGCATCATTTAAAACTACATTCTCAGTAACTGATTGTGGGAAATTAAATACAGTGCTATTTACATCATTTAATACTACATTCTCACTTAATGACTCTAAGAAGTTAAAAAGTTGAGTGCTAAAATCAGCTAAAGTCATTGGTTCTGATATCGTCTCTATGAATGTAGATAATTCAGAATTTAAATCAAATAAAACTACATTTTCACTGATTGAAACTGCAAAGTTATATGCTTGTGTGCTTGAGTCATTAAAACTTACATTTTCCGTATCACTTACACTAAATTGAGCAGTGACTGTTATAACATCTGTAACATTAGCATTATCAGTAAATGAAACTGAAAATTGAGCTGCTATAGTAGGTGTATCATTAAATGATGCATTTTCTGTAATAGACTGTAATGCATTAAATACTTGAGTATTTGTATCGTTTAAAGTTACATTCTCTGTTTGGGTAAATACATATTGATTACCACTTAATGCTACAAACGGAGATTGTGAAAATACCGTTAACCCAAACATCTTATAATACTACCCAGCGAGATCCTGAAGGTACAGTTACTGAAACACCTGAAGCAACAGTTATAGGACCTGCACTCATAGCACTTGAACCAGAAGGTATAGCATACGATGCTGATACAGTTTTACTATTTACAACAATACCATTTGAAGCTACAACTTCAGCGCCTGTCAAAACATTAGGTGTGGTAACATTGCCTGCTGTAGATATGGTTAAAGCATCAGTAGCACCGTTATTAATAATAAAGTGGATAGCGTTTGATGTATAGGTACCTACTGATAAATCACCGCCATATGAGTATATATAACTAGCATTCGCAAGAGAAAAGTTACCTGTTCCTGTATATGTAGTTGAATTAATACCAATGTCAAAATACCTACCTAATGAAGCAGTATCATTATATAAAGTAAAGTCTGTTGTTGCCGCTGAATTTGAGCTGGTATTTTGTATAGCTACATAACCATAACCTGCAATACTTGTTTGAAATGATGCCATAACTCCTGTATCAGAGCCATTTAAAGTACCGTAGGAATAGGCTCCAGTTGAACTAGAACCTGATACTGTTTGAGTAGCTACATAAGTAGGAACAGAAACAACGTTATTATTTAGATAAACAGATTGTGACGAAGGATAGTCAATCCATACATTAGGAGTTCCAGTAAAAGTAACTGCTGATCCTGCATTACTTGAAGATAATATTGTGGTACGAGTTAATGTAGGTCCTGTAGACGAATAAGTACCAATACCAACTTCCCAGTTCGTTCCATCAGAAGAACCATAGTAAGTAGTATTACCATTTGTCATTACAGAAAATGACTGATAACCAGCTACGGCACTTCCTAGCGTAAAGCTTACGGTAGTATTTGCTGTAGCTGTTACTTGAACTCTATCAAATAACTGAAGAGCCATTTAAGCTCCTTAGCTTGTTGCTGTGGTAGAGTATGTTACTGCAACTGTATCGCCAGCTGTTGTAGCTTTAGGTGTACCAAATGCACCAGCACTATACAATGTACCTGCTGTAGAAGATTGAGTACTTACTGCGCCAGTACCTGTTACAATAAAGCAACCACCCACTGTACCACCAGCACCTGTGATTGTATATGTAATTGCAGTAGCTGATGAAGTAACCACGTTAGATCCTGGTGTAGTGTTATTATTACCAGTAGAAGCCGCAAATACTGCTGTACCTCTTACTGCTGAACCACCTACTGTGTAGTTGATAAATTCTGACCAACCAGCGTGTGAAGTCATTGTATCTGTAGGTGAGAATGTATTGCTTGAGCCTGATACTAAACCTAAGAATGGACCTACAACTGTGTAAGCTGAACCTCTTAAAAGAGTATCTAACATAAGTTGTTTACCAATTTGAACTACTTGGTTATCAAACTTTTCTTCCCATTTTAAGTTACCATCTTTATCATGGCATAAAACATGGTAGTAACCATGAAGACCGAATTCTTCACTGGTAATACCACTTGTATTTAATATAGCTATAGCGTGATCGCCTGAGCCTTGTTTTTCTTTAATCATAATATCTCCTTATTGAATTCTTATTATTGCGCTTGTTGATGTTGCTGATGGAAATTGAATCGTAAAGCTAGAGTTTGCTGTTTTATCAGATCCAAAGTTTAATACTGCTACGGCTGCATTAGTTGTGCTATTATAAATCAAAGCACCCCTACAAGTAAAACTTGCGGGACTCCATGTTACATTACTGAATGAAACATATGCAGTATTACTTGTAGCATCACTTCCCACAATAGGCGTTAAAGTAATGCCTCCAGCAGTATATCCAGTTCCAGTAACTTCATTAGTAGATGTATAAGCTACTGTGGTGCTGTTTAAATCAGCATTAGCATTATATAAAGCTATCTTATATACATATGGAGAAGCTCCATTAAAGTCTTCTGATCCACTTAAAAGGTTAAACTTAAATACTGTGCAAGCGGTTTGAACTATCATGATTTAACTCTTAATTTAGTTTGACCATTACGATAAGCATCACCACGCTCAAGACCATCACCAAGACGTTTAAGTTGTTGTAGAGCTTCTGTGTATTTGTCTTCAACATTTTTAATCATATCTGGCTCTTGTTTTTGGAATAGCATAGCTTCTCTTAATGAAGCATAGAATAGTACTGGATCATAGTTATCACCAAGCCAGCTTGTTCCATCTGCATTTGTGACTGAATTTACAGTGACTGAGAATCCAGATCCACTATTACCTAAGTATGAGTTAGCAACACTTAATACATTACCTACAGCATAGAATTGACCACCATTTTTAATAGTCACTGATGTTACAGTTCCAGATGATCCCACAACAAAGTTAGCTGTAGCTCCAGATCCATTGCCACCACTTAATGGAACATCAGAATAAGTTCCAGCAACATAACCAGAACCAGCCACTAATGTGGTAGTAGTTGCAATCTCACCTTGTACAATAGTTGGTGGATAATAGAAATAATGTAATTCAGCAGTATAAGCAGCATCTGGTGTTGGACCTAATATTAAAGATAATTCATTAATGCTTGTATATTGAGATCCAAACAATGCATAGTGAGTAGGCTCACCTTGATAAGATGCAGTAGGAAATGCAGTTCTAATATAGTTTACATCTTTATTTAATAGGAAACTATAGTTACCAGTAGAGTCAATTAAAGCCAATGAATAGTTAGCTAACCAATCATTAGGTAAGGATAGATATTGATTTCCAGCTGTTAATGAACCAGTTACATTCTTACGTAAAGCTGGTATTTGAACTGAATTATATATTCTATCTTCAGCTTCTTGAACAAAGCGAGGAATATTACTAACGAATAATGATTCGGTAGTTTCTGTATAGTCTTGTATCGCTTGATAAAGCTGAACGTAGTTCATTTATTATCCTTGTTTACCACTAATTTTACGACCTTTAATTGCTGCACCATAACCACGCATTTCTTTTACACCAAATTGATTCTCTGGTTTAAATGCATTTTTAGATGCAGTACCAGCAGAAATGTTATATTGGTTAAGGTTGCTACCTTGCTCATAAACTTCAGATGGAACTTGAATATCCATAGGCTGTTTATAAACATTAATATCATCACCACCGCCTGCAGGATATTGAAAACCAGTATACGCACTAGCATCTTTGTTTTCTTTTGCATGGCCAAGTGGATATTCACCAGCTGGTGTTGGATTAACTTTCTTTTCCATGATTATCTACCTTTTTTTTGATTGTTAGCACGTGCTAAATTACGACCCACAGCCTTCATCGCTTGAGATGTAACTGTAGATGCACCTTTAGAATCTTTACCAGATTCAATACCTACTGTAGGACCTGAATCACCTAAGTTTTTACCTTTGGTTTTACCTGTCTTATTAATACCTTGTGCGCCTGCTTTAAAGCCCATTTTGTTTCTCCTTATGTTGTAACTATTGTAACAGTACCTATTTGAACTTGAGGTACTAAATTATTAGGTGTTAGTCCAGCATCAAATTGACTTGAACCACCAACTGGTTGCCATCCCCATTGAATTTGTCTACTACCATCCAACGGATATCCAGCATCATCCACATTATTTACATTAGGATCATACGGATTTGTCATTAATCCAGTTGTTCCAGACATATTATAACTCACATCTGGTCTTGGTTCACGTACTGCTTGAGGATCCGAAACTGGATACATACCAAGATGCAACTGTGGGTGATCTGGGTCCCAACACTCAGGACATACTTTAATATTGAATAACTTAGTTTTAATTACTTCTTTTTTAAGTTCCTTCAATTTATAACGCTGGCCGCATCTATCACACTCAGCAATTGCGTATTTTCCACTAGCATACTTATTAGGCATATTTATTATTCTTTAATAAATTTTCAACACCTGGAATCACTTGTATATTTTCTATAACATGTAATCCAGATACAGTTTTTCCATTTAATGGAATTATATGATCAACATGCCATGTAAATCCTAACATTTTAGTCCTTAATACTGCTAATTCATAGGCTTGTTTTATTAACCATAAATGGTCTTTGTCTACCCATTTTGGAGTCCTATTTATTTTAGAAGCTCTATATTTAGCTTTATTAGCCAATATTCTTCCTTTATTTTTTAATCTTGTTTTGCGAGATACTTCTGCTGCTCGTTCAGGATTATTTTTTTTCCATCTTATAGATTTAGCTACTAATATATCTGGATGTTTTTTAGCATATCTTTTGTTAGCTTCTTTTACTTTTTCTGGATTTGCAGCTTTCCATTCTTTAACTCTTTGATATGCTGTTTTTTTTGTTGTATTATTATCCATTACCTTGTATAAAACATATTACGTGGTACGAACCTAATAGGTGCCTTTTCACGATCTTCCTGAGATGCTAGATCCCATTGTTTTTCATAATCAGATTGTAGGAAAGCCACTCTATTAGGATCAATCTCTGGTGATTTTTGAGCCAAATAAAATGCTAATCCA